ACACCGCGTACGCCCAACGCACCCAAAAGAGGGTGCGGTGGGCCGCCCCGGGGTAAGGCACCCGGGCTGCCGACTTTCAAAGCTTTTCCGCTGGTTTAGTAGAGTTTTCCTTCTCAATAAGGCACAAGGTTTAGTTGAGTTTTCCTTCTCAATAAGGCACAAAATTGGTAGCCTTGGCATCCTGCTCGTTCGAACCCAAAGCGGTCCATATCACCGTGGCCCAACGTCCAAAGTTGGTCACAAGACTACCACTATTCGTGGTAAAGTCCGAAAGGCTAAAAGTGACATTGTCCGTGGTTCCATCATCCTCAATTCCGTATACCCGAATCTCCGTAGTAAAGCTATACATGGGACATTCTGCGATAGCGGCACCTGTGACGATGTATGGCAAAATGCAGGCCCCGTAGGGAGCCAACGTGGTCGGAAACGCAGTTTTGTTGTGTGCGTTATACCAAGCGCGCCCGTTGGAGGTGGCCGTAATGGCGCAACCAGTGTTGCCATCCAGCCTGCTTAACCCCTGACTGCCGGGCCCCGTTTGAGCCACGCCATAAAAGGTGACCTGGTAATTTCCGTTCTTCAGGAACTTCATAACTCCAGTTGGACTGGTGTTTACAACTGTGCCCCACAAAGACGTGTCGCCTGCAAGCGTGCAACTGTTGGTGGGAATTATGTTGTAAGCAGTGCTCACAGCTGGGTTGAACTTAGGCATGCTCAGGGTTATGTTAGGCGAGTACCTATTTTCACTAGGCTTGGAAACAGCCACACCAACAGTGCCATCGGGCTTGCTGATAAGGCTGGTTCCCGTCACTAGGGAGCCTCCAGGAATGGGCTTAATCAGCTCTATGTCGTAGCTGACCCAAAGCTCACCCAATGTGTTGCCTGCTGAACCAGGCAATCCTTGAGTTCCCACCTGAAATCTCCCGTAGTCGTAAAACCTTCGGTCACTGACCTCCCCAGTAGTGTCATACGCAGGGTCCCTAACATACAATATGTCAAAGCCAGACACTTTAGGATCACACTCAATCGCGTGGATAAGACTCTGAGATGGCTTAGTAGAAACAGCGAACTCAGTGTTTTCCAACTCAACCTTGCTTTGAAATGCGCGGTCGAGAGCGTTGTAGTTCGTGGCCATGAACACTGTGCCCAACGGACCCGAAGCAGCATAATCACTGCTCATGGTCTTATAGGTAAAGACCATACCGTGGATCTTGTACTGCGAGTACTGCTTTGCCATTCGACAGAGCCAAGGAAAAAGATTCCTATTCGCAGGATTAATGACCTCGTCCGCGACGTTAAAATCAGCGGGGTTCGAGGGAACAAGAAGGTCACGAATGAACTCACGGTGCCTGACGCGAACGCTGTGTTCGTTGCGTACAAACTGAGGGACCATGTCCACAGAAGTGGAAACGGTAGAAAGGGTGTTGCTAGAAACAGTGTAATCTCCATACCCAGTAATAGCCGAAAGTCCCTTTCCAGCCATCTTACCAATCTTGGCTCCTATGGGTCCAAAAGTGGACCCAAGGTTTCCGCCCACCCTGGAAAAAGTGCCCTTAGGCACTCGCTGCAAAGCTTGATCAAGCTTATTGAGCAGCGTCTTTTCCCTGGCTGGTGCCGACGCACTCCGTTTTAAGGCCGGAATGCTCACCTTGTTTTTCTTTGATTTTGTCATGCTCAGCGACGGGCCTGAGCAACATCTCGCGGGTGCCCAGGAAAAACAAGATCTTAGACTTCTCCGATGAAGGAGGCATGTCTTCGACTTCGCTTAAGTAGTTAGCTATAGTTGACTCGTCACAAAACTTCGAAAAAGAAGCTTCATACAGCATACGCTGCCACGAGTCCAACCAACAATGCCAACTCCCGTCGTCCTGCCGCTTAAAACGATGAGAACAAAATACAAAGTCGTCCTTGGACTGAAACTCAACGTCCCGGACTGGAAGGCCGATCTCGGCATAGCGCCGAATAAGCTCTTCCGTGGAAATTCGCTGGCCCTCGGAGTCAAAAACGGGCCACTCCAAGCAATCGTCTCCCATTTCCATTCCATAGGAGCCAACATACTCGGCGCAAATTCCCCTACCCACACCATTTGAAGAAGTGGTTAGGTAGTCCCCGCTCCTCTGAACCCGGAGATCGTCAAAATTAATGATTTCTCCAGAATCCAGCACGTAGGGCGTTGTGAGCAAAGACTTGCTCCACCACTCGCACGCGTTAACGAGGAGTGAACCGCAGCTATCTGCGTTTTCGCACGTGTCAATCATGTGATCCGCGTGCAAATCAGCCAGTTCCTGGGAAAAGTTCTTTTCCCATCCACTAACATCGGATGCTATGGGATTTTCATCGAAAATGTCGGAAACCTTCTCGACGCTCTCCCCAATCTTTTGCGCGTGTTCTCTGTTGAACCCGATGCCCTTCTTAGTGGGCAAGAGCGGATAAAAGTCGCTCTCAGCTTCGGCGTAGTTCATAAAGAAATATCGAGTGACGATCTGATCCACAACCGAAACACTGGCTATAAGCCTGGGAAGTTTCTTCTTCACCTTTTGCGCCTGCTTCTTCGCGAAGAGGCGCACAGGGTCTCTTAACGACCCCTCAAGCCACCGCGTCCGAGCCTCAGAACAGGACCGGAAGGTCTCGTCCTCAGCACGGGCGAATAGGATCTTTTCGAGACGCTCCCAAACCTGATCCTTGACGTCTCCTTCTGCTGCTGCGAGCATTCGGTCGTTGTCTGGGAAGATGAGTCGGTAGGGATATCCTGGGGTGGACTTTGGGTTGACACTTTTGACAATATCGCCCCAATTTCTTTCAAAGACTTCTTTGACGCCGACTCGGCCCAGGTCTGCAGTGAAGGGAAACCTCCAAGCGAAGCCAGCTTGCTTGTAGTATCTTGTAAAAGCTTCTCTCGCCCTGTTGCCTTCACCGGCTGGAAACCTGACTCCGGTGTATTTTCCGGAATGGTATTCAGTGATGCTGGTGAGGATTGCTTCTTGGGAGCAGTCTGGGTAGAAGTACTCTTCTTCGACTTTCGGGAAGAGGGCTTGGAAGAGTTCACGGACTCTTGGGTCCCCTCTCGGGTGCTTTCCGGCTCCATCGAGCTTTCTTGCACAGGTGCCGAGGACTTGGACTGTGTCAGCTCCTG